CATGGTCAGGAACTCCCGGAGAACCTATAATGATATTAACATCAGGTCTTAATACAGCTGCAGGAGGATTATATGTTATTGAAGATTATACGCAAGATAAAAGTTCAATTTTAATTGCATCAAATCAAAAAATAAATATAGATTCATCACAACCAAAATTTGGACCACCTGGTACTGCGATTGAAGCTAGTAGTGCATTTGAAGGAGCACAAGTAGTAATAAATTCAGACAGAATATTATTCAATTCAAAAGTAGATTCTATATTATTATCAGGAGCAACAACTGTTGCAATTTCAACTCCAAAATGGGCAGTTGATATGGATGTATTTTTTACTTTGTTTGATGATTTGTTAACAACGATGCAAAAAGTATATGCAGGTATATCAGTATATCCAACTCCTATGGGAGGGCCAACATTAACAAACCCATCTGCATTGAATGAATTAATGCAAATAATTACAAAATATAAAGAAATGACTCAAGGAGGATAAGCATGCCATTAAATAAACCAAAATTATATGCAGCAATAAAAGTTGCATTTGAAAAATCACATCAAAGAGAAAACACAAAACAAGGTATTGAAACAATCGCACAAGAATTATCAAATGCAATTGAAACATATATAAGAGAAGCTGATGTACAAACTACCACGACAGGAACAGGAATAGTAGCTCCAGGAATAGCAGTTAATACATTTGGCTCTTCTGTAGCACAAGCAGGAACAACCACAGCTATAGGAGCTTCTACTACAACTGGTGCTGGAGTAGGAAAGGTTGTTTAGAATATCGCATAATACATGCAAAACAATATTTATATAAAAGAATAAATTATGGAAACAAAATCATTTTTAAAATTATTACGAAAGGTTATTAGAGAAGAAGTGCAATCAGTTGTACGAAAAGAATTACGTATGGTTCTCAATGAGAAAAAAGTTAATCATAAAAATGTAATTAAACATGGAATGGATCTACATAAAGTTGTTGAATCTCCGCGTGATACAACAGCAAAGAAAAAGAAATTTGTTAAGGATAATATGTTGAACGATATATTAAATGAAACAGCATTGGAATCTGATTTTAGTACAATGAGAGACACTCCAGCTGTATATCAAACAAATGATGTAGATACTTTTGCATCTAATAGAAATTCAGATATTCCATTAACATCGACAGGTATTAACGGGGAACCAGTTAATATGTCAAATAGTAATGTAGCAAAAACAATGGAAGCAATGACTAGAGATTATTCTGGTTTAATCAAGGCCATTGATAAAAAGAATGGTAAAATGGGAACACTTAAATAATGGCAAGACCTGTATATCAATATCGCCCAATAAAAACAGATAATACAATTCCATTAGGGATTGCATTACCATTCAACAAACCTAGTGGTAAAAGATCGGTCGATTCAGTTTATACAGCAGCACCAGAAGATGCAGGAGCAGTTTTTGTATCAACATACTCAACAGAAGAACAAGCAGTGAGTAATGTTAAAAATTTGTTAATGACTGCAAAAGGAGAAAGATTTTTCCAACCAGAATTTGGTACAGAACTTAGATCATTATTATTTGAACAAAACATTAAAGATTTACAACCTAGTATTGAAACTTCTTTAACGAAAGATTTTGAATTTTGGTTACCATACATTTCAATTGAAAAAATTGAAATGGAACAACCAGACCATGATTTAATTATTCGATTAAAATTTAGAATTATTAGTACTGGTGCAAATTTAGTAATTAATATACTAGCAGATGAAAATACATTTACTGTAGGAGACGTTGAACCAGATACAGAAGCACCTGCAACAGAATTTGTACAAATTAATACAGGAGACTCATACTAATGGCAAATGTAAAAAAAGAAGTAAAATATTTAGGAAGAGATTTTACACAACTTAGACAAAACTTAATAAATTTTGCAAAAATATATTTTCCTGATTCATATAAAGATTTTAATGAATCATCACCTGGTATGATGTTTATAGAGATGGCAGCATATGTAGGAGATGTATTATCATATTATACAGACCAAACATTTAGAGAATCAAATCTTTCGACCGCAACAGAACAAGCTAATATATTTGCACTAGCACAGATGAATGGGTTTAAACCAAAATTAAGGTCAGCTGCAACAACAACAATGGAGATATATCAATTAGTACCAGCAATTGGAACTGGAGCAGATGCATTACCTGATTATAGATATGCACTTACGGTGGAGGCAGGAACAACTTTTACATCAGAAGAAAATGTTTTATTTAGATCTTTAGATATTGTAGATTTTAATGACACAGCAGATGTGGATATAGAAACATATTCTATAGATAATGCAGGTAATGTTACATATTATCTATTTAAAAAACAAGTAGAAGCAGTTTCAGGAGAAATTAAAACTGATGATTTTGAATTCTCAGGAGCTCCAAAACAATTTGATAAAATAATCTTACCAGTAGATAACTTTTTAGATATTTTATCAGTAACAGATAGCTCAGGTAATACATGGTCACATGTAGATTATTTAGCACAAGACACTGTATTTGAAGATATAGCTAATATTTCTTTTAATGATCCTGAATTGGCACAGTATAGATCAACTACACCATATATCTTAAAACTAAGAAAAACATCTAGACGATTTTCTACTCGAGTAAGAGCAGATGGAAAAACTGAACTACAATTTGGGTCGGGTATATCATCAGATTCAGATGAAGAATTAATTCCAAATCCTAAAAATGTTGGATTAGGTTTAGATTATTTATCGCGTACAACATCTACCGACTTAGATCCAAGTAATTTTTTATATACTAGTACATATGGATTAGTTCCATCTGATACTACACTAACAGTAAGATATACATGTGGTGGAGACCTCAAAGAAAATGTGCCAGTAAATTCTATTACTTCTATAAATCAAATAAACTATTTAAATGATAATTCCACTGTAGATTTAACTTCTACAAAAGAGTCAATTGCATGTACAAACGTAGAACCAGCAAGAGGAGCATCAGAAAAACCTAACTTGGAAAATATTCGTATGGAAGCAGCAGCTGCATTTGCAGCACAAAATAGAGCGGTTACAAGAGAAGATTATATTGTAAGAGCATATGCATTACCAGCAAAATATGGATCAATTGAAAAGGTATATATAATAGGAGATTCTCAACTAGATTCTTCAGATAAAGATTATCCACGTGATGTAGTAAGTAATCCATTAGCATTAAATATGTATTGTTTAGGATATGACAATAACAAATACTTTACAGAACTTAATCAGGCAACAAAAGAAAATTTAAGAACATATTTATCAGAACATAGATTAATTACAGATGCAATAAATATTAAAGATGCATACATTATTAATATAGGAATTGATTTTGAAATAATTACAAGGCCTAATCAAAATAGCCATGAAGTAATTTTAAAATGTATAGAACGACTAAAACAACTTTTTAGTTCTGATAGAATGCAAATTAATGGTTCGCTTAACATATCAAATTTAACATCAGAGTTAGACAATGTAGCAGGAGTGCAAAGTGTTGCATCACTAGAACTAAAAAACTTGTTTAATACAGATGCAGGATATTCTGGAAATGTATATGATATTAATTCTGCCACTAAAAATGGAATAATATATCCATCATTAGATCCAAGTATATTTGAAGTTAAATATCCAAATTCGGATATATCAGGACGAGTAGTAAAACCTTAAGGGACAAATTATGATCAGATTATTTTACGCAGAAAAAGATACAACATTATATGAAAAATATCCAGAACAAAATACTGGTATTGATCAGATATTAGAACTAACAAAAATTGCATCAGGTTCTAAATTAAGAGGAGAAATACAAGGTAATACATATAATAGTAGATTCTTAATTGATTTTGGTAGTGAAATTACAAAAATACAAACTGCAGTAACTAACGGAGAAATACCAGCATTTGATGTAAATGTGCCTAGATCTTCATCTGCATATCTTAGATTGTATGCAGCAAATGCAACAGATTTATTACAATCATATGATATAAATGCATATCCAATATCTGAGTCATGGACAAATGGAGGAGGAAATTATTCTGATTCTCCTATACAGAAATATGGAGCTTCTTGGTACTATCGAACAAGTGATGATGCATTAGATTATTGGATGACAGGATCAGCTGATAGTGTAGGACAAATGGGTACTACAGAAACCACAATTGGTGGTGGTACATGGTTAACAGGTTCTTCTGATACTCCATATAAAGCAACTCAGACATTTCAAAATGAATCACCTGATTTAAGAATAAATGTAACTGGTATTATCAGTGCTTCAATAGCAGGAATGATTCCTAATAATGGATTCATAATAAAACGCCCAACAGTAGATGAAATATCAGGAGAAGTGTTAGGTAAGCTACAATTCTTTAGTAGAGAGTCACATACAATATATGTACCAAGATTAGAAGTATGTTGGGACGATCTAAATCATAATTCTTCTTTATCAACTATAACATCAGATGTATATATACCATATATTAAAAATATTAAAAACGAATATAGAACATCAGAAATTGCAAGATTTAGAATAGGTGTTCGTCCAGATTATCCAACAAAAACATATTCTACAGCATCTTTCTATAAAACAGATGAAAGACTTCCTACATCAAGTTCATATTCAATTTTTGATTCAGTGACAAATGATGTTATTATAAAAGATGAACCTACATATGGTGCATCAAAAACTAAAATATCAAGTGACGGAAATGGAAATTATTTTGACTTAAGAATGGATTCATTCATGCCAGAACGATATTATAAGATACAACTAAAGTGTGTAAGAACAAATGATACACAAACATTTGATGACTTTTATTTTAAGGTGGTGAGATAAGATGGGTAACAGGTATACAGAAAAAGCAAATTCAGAACAGAGCCAAGCATCCAATGAAGAATTATTGTTACAGATTATGCAACAAGAATATCCTAATGACCCATTATTTACAAATGGTGAATTAAGCCAAGCAGAGGCAACTAAAACACCTAATGGAACAGGAAAGAAAAAGTCGACTATACGATTAAAAAATGATACTGTTAGAAACGACCAAGGTGTATTAGATATACACAGTGTATTTGAACATAAGAAACCAGATATAATACCAGATGGTGCAAGATGGAGTAAGTCTAAGAATATGTTGGTACAAAAAGGCCCGGAAAGAAAACCTTTTAACCCTCCAGGAGATCCTGGTACAGAAACACTGGTTCCACAATATACCAAATACAAACTTGACAAATCATTTCCAACTGTTGATGAAGATGAATTAGATGAAATTATAGATGAAGAATGGGAATATTTTGAAGACCCTGACGACGAAGAACTAGTTGAAATTATTCCAAAAGGCGAATCAGGAATATTTATTGTAAATAGACCATCGGAATTACGAGATATACATGATCTGTATATTCAAGAAGGCCCTGAACTAATTTTACAATTAGATGAAGGTGACTTAGATGATATTAACGATTTATTTTGTGCATTTTATACTGATGATGGTGTTGCATATCCAATACCAAATTATAAAACATTGGAAGTAATGTTAGTTGAAAAGGGATTAACATATGCGGCTGTTAGGGAAGCTACTGAAGAGCAATTCAAACAATTTGATTTGATATTTGATGGTAAAAATTCATTACTAGAATCTGATGATGATGTATATGGAGATGATGGTGATAAAACAGCAGTTGATGAATTTCGTGATCGATTAGGAAAAGGTATTGTAAGAGATAGATCAGCTGAATGGAATATATCTATAAGATTTCGATCAGAGTATGAACCAAAGGCCCCATTCAAACGAGATCCTGGTGATTATATAAAACCAGTTGCAATACGAGGTAAAAATATATCTGAAGGGACATTAGGTCCTAGGATAGATTTATATCAACAAGAAGATTTAAATGATATCTATTTTGATATGGCCTTTATGGGACAAACTACTCGAGAAAAACTTCGTGAACAATATGAAGGTAAAATGATTATCTTAGATTGGCCAACAGGTAATAGATATGACTCATCAGCTGTAACAAGAGATACAGATGTTGCATATGATGATGCAGTATTTGGATTACGTATGATGATTAACGGTCATTGGAAACAAGTAACTTCCGGATTTGTAATGAGATTATATGCAGAAATTAATCCTCAGTTTTTGGATGATAAAGGTAAGATGGCATTAACTCAATATCAAGAAGGTCAAGGTAGATATGGTGTAAGAGGCCTGATAAATTTATTAGTAAAGGCAGGTGCAATTACAGTAATTAACTTAGCAGGTGATACATCTATCACATCAGATGATGGTAGAAGTGATCCATTATGGTCATTATTTTCTCATATTGTAGAAGCTGATGGAGCAGATATATTTGCTGACGAACAAGCCGCGGCAGAGGCAGGAATTAGACCAGATGGTAGAGCAGGATTAGATAGACGAGAATATGTTGAATATTTAGATAATTATCAAAACGGAGGAAATCCATTTAGAATTCCTGAACTAGAAAAATACGAACCACAGGGATCAATAGCATACTATGATAAAGACCAGTATAGATCATTAGTTGAAGAAGCAATATACCAAGATCAAATTGATACAATTAAAGATGATATATTAGAAATATTTCCTGGAGTAGCTGCATTGGTACAAGAAACAAGAGCATTATATAATACATTACCACAAAATTATAACAAATATGTAACTGATATGCTGGGGGCAAAAAGTCCGATGTACCGAATCATGTTATCTGATAGACCATGGAATTTTATTAAGAAAGTAAGAAAGAAACTAAAAAAGAAAGATGATCGATATAATATTTTCAAATTATATATGAAGAATAGAAGATTAAGATGGGATCTTTCTGAGTCACAAGAAAATAAAATAGTATCCAATGGCGGACGACATTGGATGAAGACTATTGCGAGAGATAAATTTGCTGATAAGATTGTTAGATTTTCTGGAATAAGCGCCGGTGTCATGTTCGCAATTAATCCATTAGCTGGATTGGCTGCATGGTCAATACATAGATTGACAAAGCATGTTAATGTATTCGTAGGATCAGTACCTCACGGAAAAACAGATAAATTACCTCCATGGAGATTTATGGATGATGATTGGTATTTAAAAGCATGTATAGCCGAACGATGGATTGATGAAGTAGAAGAAATGTATCATCGAGGTGAAGAAATAGATAATAATTGGGATGTAATTACTAATTATTTAGATAAGGCAGAAGGAATAGTTGAAGAATTTGATAATAAACTTATTGACGCTACAAATCTTGAAGATTTTCAAGATTTATTGGATAGTTTAAAAGAAATAGAGAGTACTATAACAGATGATGAAGTATTAGATTTAATTGATAGAGCTAATGATATAAGACAAGACACTGATAGATATTTAAAACAAGCATTAAAGGCTCAGTATAGAGCCATAGAATATATGCGAGAAAGAGTTCATAATGGCATTGGAAGAAGAAAGAAATTTGGTCTAGGTTGGCCTTCAAGTGTGCAAAGAATAATGAATAAATATGTGTATGGAGAATCATTAAAATTTAACAGATATTTACCAAAGAAACCCTAAAAGATGGCATTAGACAGATTTACAAATAAAGATGAGATATTAGACACTAACGGTGTAGTTAAAGGTATTGTATGGAAAGAAGAAGACCAACAACTGCTAAAGTTAGATGTTAATAAAATTACACCTACAGATACGCCATACATAGAATTACATGCATATACACCTACCTCAGATTATATAGGTGGAGGAACTACAGAACAATTTAAAGTAAAGGCCGATAAATTATATATTGATTATTATGCAGCATTAAATGATTTAGAAATAACGCGTGGATTATTTGAAGTAGTTGTTAATGTTCATAGAATATTACTCGGTAATCCAGATGATCCAGAATTTTATATTAAAGAAATATCACCTGACAGAAGAGAGGTAGCAATAACAGCTAACTTACCAGAAGGAGTAGATAAGGAAGAACAAGCTACATTAATTAAAGAATATCTAGAAAAATTTGGCCGTGATTCATATACTGAAATTATATATGATGACGGTGGGAATGAAATAGGTACAGAAGAAAGGCCTTCTAGTGATGATATAGCTATAAATTTAGGTGGTAATAGAATATATAAGATCATAAATCAAAAAGATTGGGGAGAGATAAACGAATTTGTAATACGATTATATGATAAATTACCTGCTACTATTAATGAGAAAATGCCATTATGGTTTGTTGAAGAATTAGCAGATTCATTTATTGATAACATAGATATAAATGTGTTACCAACACCTCCACCAGTTAATATAATGTCTGGACCAAATTGGAATGTTGATAGTGGTTATAGTACTATTACAGAAACAGATTTTAAAACATGGAATGATTTATTAGGATCACATACAGCAACTAGCCAACAAATTATAGATCGTATTTTTTCTGGATCATTTGGTAAAGGACCAAGCTATGAAGGACCAACAAATTATACTTCAGCTCCTGCAATAGATTATAGTGGATTTCAAAACTGGGTACATTATTCATCTGCACAAGAACGAGTAGTTAACTTTAAGTATAAACTCCAACTTATTGAATATTATGATACTCAGGTAGGAGAATTACAAGCAGCGCTTGGAGAAGATTCTGGTTCTTTACAAGGAAATGTTGAAAAAAATATTCGTAACAAAAATAATGTAATAGGCGGATTTGATGGATTCGAAAGATGGGCATATAATGAACAAACATCGAGTTTATTTACTCATTTTGATGAATACGATAGACCAGGTGTCAACATAAGAGCAAATGGAGGATTTATAGGAGCAGATGGATATACATTAACTCCATTTCCAAAATATATTAAAGATGGGTCACGTAAATTACATCATACAACTTCATCAATTGCAACTTCCTGGTATAATGGAATATTTAGTTCTGCATCTTTATACGATACAGAAAATAATGACCAGCTAAGAAATACAATACCGGTTCATATACAAGAAGATGAAAATAATTCTCAATATGTAATGTTTATTGATATGATGGCTCATCATTTTGATATACTATATAGTTACATAAAAGCTTTAAGTAAAAAACCAATTGGTGAAGAACATCCAAAATTAGGCATCAATAAACATTTATTATATGATGCTGCTAAAGGAATGGGATGGACATTGACAAATGGAAACCAGGCTTCTCAATTATGGCAATATACACTAGGAAAATCAGGATCTGGAGAATACAAAAGTACAGGAACATTATTTTCAAAATCTGATGAGGATATAACTACAGAAGTTTGGCGTAGAATTGTCAATAATTTACCATATCTACTTAAAACAAAAGGTACGACGAGAGGTATTAAGGCGTTAATGAATACATATGGTATTCCTCAATCTATATTAAGTATTAGAGAATATGGTGGACCAAAAATAGATGGTGATGCACCTGCATTAATTGAAGATAGATTTTCATATGCGTTACAATTTAATTCAGGATCGTTCAATGGTCATCAATCACCTCAAATTCTTTTTAGTAATAGAGATTATGAAACTGTAATGACAGCTTCAGGTGTTGGACATGACTGGGGATTCAAAAGACCTGGGTTATCTGCAACAGGAAATAATTCTGATATACCTCCACAAACAATTGAATTTAGATTTAAACCAGCTGTTAAAAATAGTATGTTGTTAACAACACAGTTTAATGCAATGTACGGATGGCCATCAACTGATGATAGAATTAGATCACAAATTGCTCTTGAATATACAGGATCATATTCAGGATCTACTGATTATGGTAGAATAGTATTTTCGCATGGTGCAGCCCATTCTCCAGATCTTAGTGGAGGCCGCCCAGCAACAGGATCAACAGATTGGTTACCATTATATGATGGAGACTTTTGGAATCTACGTTGGTTTTGGACAGCAACCGGATCTGGAGCTGGAATATATAATAGAACAACAAATTTAAATACAACTTATAATATACAAGTACAAAAAGCATCAGATTATATTACTGGTAAAATTATACATCAATCTAGTGCATCATATACGCCAACTAACTCTAATCATGGCCCAGGCTGGGGATTAGTTACTAATAATACAAACAATGCATTTAAATCATTAGGTGGTAATGCAGGATTAGGTGTTAATGTAGATCAATACGATGTAAACAGTTACTTACAACATTGGCTGACAGGAGCAATATCTGGAGTTAGTCCAGATATTGCAACATTTTCTGGATCAATGCAAGAATATCGAGAATGGTTAGAAGATTTAGGACAAGAGACATTTGACTACCATACTCTCAATCCAACATCATATGTATCAGGTTTACATCCAACCGCATCATTTGATACATTAGTAAGACATTATCCATTGGGTACAGACTTAAAAGCAGTTGATCATTCTGCAGGAGATAACAGAGTATTATCTTCATCACATCCAGCACAACATCTTGTTGATATGCAACGACCATTTGATACGGCTATAGCAGATCGTATCTTATCTGGTAGTTCATTTGCTACTATGTCATACTTTCCAACCCCTTCAAATGCTCAGCGAGGAAATTATGAGCCAGTTGAAGAGACATATTATATTCAAGGAATTTCATTAGGAGGTAATAATCCTAGATCACAAAAAATTAGATTAGAAGATAACAAATTAATTAGACCATTATCAGTTAATTCGACATCTGAAAGATCATCATATGATTATGCTCCTGTAGATTCAAATCGATTAGGATTATTTTATTCCTTAGCTGATCAAATAAATAAAGAAATTTTTAATCATGTTGGAGATGTAGAATTAGATGATTTTGTTGGTGACCCATCTCATGAGTTTACGCCATCGTATCCAAACTTAACTCAATTTTCATATGATTATTGGAAAAAATATAGTAGGCAAAATGATATTAACGCATATATAAGAATATTTACATTATATGATTTTTCATTGTTTAATCAAATAAAACAATTAATTCCTGCTCGAGCAGAAGTTGCATCTGGGTTATTAATAGAACCACATGCATTAGAAAGAGCAAAAGTTAAAGTATATGATCAACCTGTAAAAACAGAACCATGGTATACTGCAAGTATTCAATACATGGATATATATGATAACAAAAATGCAGTAGGTGCAGATCTAATGACAGGTTCAATAGTACCATTGACATCATCTATTGAAATGCCGTATAAAAATATTGCTTTTGGTGTTGTAAATATGGCATCAGAGAGTGGGTATTTTCAAAATGAGTTTACTGCAGCATATCCAATGACAGCATCAAAAGATGAAGAAGGCAATGCTTTAAGTTCAATTCTTGTAGCTGATAATAATGTATTCAATGGTACAGAGTATAGACATGTTTCAATTAATTTTCCATACAAAGTTGATCCAGTTGGAGCAGCTGCATTATCATTACCTCATTTTGTTACAATGTCAAAAAATCCTCTAGAGGTATCACCAACAGG